TCACCCCTCCTGATCGACCCCGACCACGAGATGGCATTCGGCGACCTCGTCGCGCGGGATGCGCAGTGTCTCGTCGGGATTGAGCTGGTGCAGCACCAGCACATCGTCGTTCCAGCCGACGAACTGCTTGATCAGCACCGCCTGGTTCTTTTTGTAGACGACCACGTCGCGCCCGCGGGTCGGCGGCTTGAACGGGTTCACGTGCAGCAGCCAGCCTTGGATGTAACGCGGCTCCATCGAGTCGCCGATCATGTAGATCGCATAGGCGTCGCGCACTCCGGAGAGGTTCGACGGGCGCGGCGTATAGCCGATCGGACCGTCGCCGAGGAACATCTCCTGGTCGTTGCCGCCGCGTGCCGCGCTGCGGATCGGTAGCGCGTCCTGGCGGATGGCGGGGAAGGCCGACGCCGCGCGTGGCGGACGGCCGCGCCGGCCGGGTTCAGTCGAGGGCGGGGTCGCCGACTCGTCGCCGGCGTGGCGCAGTACTTCCTCCTGCGACACGCCGAGAAAGGCGGCGGTCTGCACCGCCTCGAGCAGCTTCATCTGGCGCTCGCCCTTGAGCATCCGCGACACCGCCGAGGGGGCGAGACCGAGATGACGGGCGAGATCGGCTTGGCTCGCGCCGGCCTTGTCGAGCGCCCCTTGAAACCACATTGTGTCCATCGCACGTTACCGTATTGACATTGAGCACAACGATAATATATGCGCCATGCGATAATTGCAAGAACTAAGGGAGCGATATCGTGGATGGGGGAGCATTGCATGCTTTTGAGGGACAACGTGACACCACAGCGGAGGGCTGCGCCTTCATCCTCGACAATGGCGGCACTTGCGGCGCCGAGCCGCGGCCGGGTTCGTCATATTGTCGGACCCATCATGCGCTCTGCCGGCTGCCGGGTGGGAGCGCGCGCGAGCGTCGGCGGTTGGGCGAAGCCGAGGCGCTGGCGACTGCGGTGGGCGGCCGGCAGGGGGGCCGGGATCGGTTGCCTCCCGATCCGTTCCTGAGACGGCTGGAAAATATCGCGCGGGGTTTTTCGCGCCCACATCGTTCACGTATTGTTCATGGAGATGACCAATGAGCCGCAAGCGGCGTACACCCAATGAGGCGATCGAGGCGGTCATCACGCCGGAGCGGCTGCGCCAGGGCCGGATTGAGCTGGCGCCGGCGACAATCGCCGACAGTGCCGGCCGCCCGTCGCGGCCATACCGCGCGCTCGACACGCTGATGATCATGGAACGGCGTGGCTCGATCACCGGGGGGATGCGGCAGGCCGGAGAGGATTTCCGCCGTCGCTTCGCGCTGGCTCAGCTCGACCCGCTGCGCGCGCTCGATCTGTCGCGGCTGAGCCTCGGCGACAAGCCGTCGCGCCGCGGCGATCACGCGCCGGGGCTGCGGGCCGAGGCGGCGCGCACCGCTGTCTGGCGTGCCATCCGCGCGGTCGGCGGCATCGCCTCGCCCGCCGGCTCGTGCCTGTGGCATGTGGTCGGCTGGGAGCGCTCGCTCAAGGACTGGGCGCAGGAGCAGGGCTGGGCGGGACGCCGGGTCAGCCCGGAGGCGGCGTCCGGTATCTTGATCGCCGCGTTGGGGGCATTGGAAATGCATTTTCGCTAACAAAAATTGTGTCTGTCGCATTTTGTTCTTGACAAATCCGGATTGTTCTGGTACAAAACAGGAACACTGGCGCAATTGGGTGAGGCGATGGCCTCGAACCCGCGCCGCAAACCCTACCAAGGTATCGCAATTGTCGATTGGGTCGCACTGGCGCGAAAGCCGGCGGCGCAAGGCCGCGCAAACACGGCTGGACGAAATCAGTGAGCGCGCCGCCAAGCTTGGCATCACCTCGGATCGGGTGCTCGAGGAGTACGCCCGCATCGCCTTCGCCAATCTTGGCAAGATCGTCGAGTGGGACGGGCAGGGGATCATGAAGGTCAAGGAGCCGGAGAATTTGGGAGCGGTCGCCGAGATCGTCCAGTCTGCCGGCACCGGCCATCCCTACCGCGTCAAACTCTACGACAAGCGGGCCGCGCTCGACGCCATCGCCCGCTATCTCGGCATGATGCCCCTGAAAACATCGTCTGCGGACGACGATGAACCGACGCCGGAAGAAGCGGGATATGCACGCCAGCGACTTATCGATGGACTGGATCGCCTCGCTGCCAAAGCGCGCGCGCGATCGACTGGTCAAGAACCTCACGAATAAGGCTGCCGTCGACGAGGAACTCGATTTTCGCTGGCTCGTGGAACAGGCGCGCTCCGAACAGATGCCGCCCGCAGGTGACTGGCGCGTCTGGCTACTGCTCGCCGGGCGCGGCTTTGGCAAGACCCGCACCGGCGCCGAGTTCGTCCGCCTGATGGCTGAGCTTGGCGTCGCCCGTCGCATCGCGCTCGTCGCGCCGACCGCTTCCGACGTGCGTGGGGTGATGGTCGAGGGCGAAAGCGGTCTCTTGTCGATCGGCCCGCCCGAGCAACGCCCCGATTACGAACCGTCAAAGCATTTGTTGACCTGGCCCAACGGCGCGATCGCCACGACCTACTCGGCGGACGAACCCGACCGCCTGCGCGGCCCGCAACACGATCTCGCCTGGTGCGACGAGCTCGCGGCATGGCGCTACCCGCTGGCCTGGGACATGCTGATGCTCGGCCTCAGGCTCGGCGCCGACCCGCGCGCCATCGTCACCACCACGCCGCGGCCGACCCGCTTTATTCGCGACCTGCTCGTCGACCCCAAGGTCGCCGTGACCCACGGCCGCACGATCGAGAACAAGAAGAACCTGGCGCCCGCATTTCTCGACCAGATCGTCCGCCGCTATGAGGGGACGCGGCTTGGCCGCCAGGAGCTCGACGCCGAAATCCTCGAGGACGTGCCCAGCGCGCTGTGGAACCACGGCGTCATCGACGCGGCCCGTGCCGAGACCGCGCCAGAGCTGACCCGGATCGTCGTCGCCATCGACCCGGCGGTGAGTTCGGACGAGCACGCCGACGAGACCGGCATCGTCGTCGCTGGCAAGGATGCCGACGGGCACGGCTATGTGCTCGCCGATCTCAGCGGCCGCTATACGCCGACCGAATGGGCCAAGGCGGCGGTCGCCGCCTACCGGACGCACAACGCCGACCGCATCGTCGCCGAGATCAACAATGGCGGCGAGATGGTCGAGGCGACCCTGCGCATCGTCGATCCCGGTGTCCCATACACTGCGGTTCACGCGGCGCGGGGGAAAGTCGCCCGCGCCGAGCCGGTCGCGGCGCTGTACGAGCAGGGCAGGGTGCACCACCTCGGCGCCTTCCCGGCGCTCGAAGACCAGATGTGCGGCTTTGTCCACGATTTCGATCGAGCCGCGGCGGGTTATTCGCCGGACCGGGTCGATGCCCTGGTGTGGGCCCTGTCAGAATTGCTCGTGACGCCGGTCGCCGGCGAAGGGATTTTCGAGGCGTATCGCCGCCGCGCAGCAAAGGAGAATGAAGCGCCATGACGCTTCTCGTCAAAGACGCCAACACCACAATTCAGTCGCTCTCCACCGAGCCTGACAGCAGCGGCAATTTGGTGCCGGTGCATGCGCCGGCCTCGGTCAGCCAAGGGGTCGCCAGCCCGGTCGGGCCGCAAAACCCGTTGCCGGTCATCAACACCGCCGGCGCGGTGGCGAGCGACGGCAGCGGCACGGTCGCGACCGGCGGCAGCGCGCAGACTCTGTTCGGCGGCGCGGTGCCGGCGAACGGGTTCCTGGTGCAGAACAATTCGTCGGCCGCTTTGTGGGTCTGCGACACCGGCATCGCCTCCAATGGCGGAGCGAGCGTCCAGATCGCGGCCAATGGCGGCCTCTGGGCGACGCCCCCGGGCTACAAGCCGGCCGGCGCGGTCAGCCTCTATGGCGGCACCACCGGCCAGGTCTTCGCCGCGCGCCGGTGGTGATGTTGTGATCCCTTTGGCCGAAATGCAATGTTAAGTAGATCAGGCTAGGTTGAGCCAACTACCGAGACTGCGCGAGCACGCCGTCTCGCCCTTGGCCGGGACATACGATGAAGCGAAATGTCTTTATCTGGGTCGCGATCGGCGCCGCTCTCGTCGTTATTTTCAACGTATATCCTCAAGCGGACGTAATACCCGGCTATGTGCTTATGCCGCTTGCCATTGCATCCACCATTTTTCTTGTTTATCGGCAAAGGAAACAATCAAAAGGCACCGAAGGCTTAATCTTGAGCCGGTTCAAACCCGAGAAATTGCTGATTGCCGCGGTTGCCTTATTTGTTATTTTGACTTTAGCGATTTTGCTCACCGCTAAGATTGTGCACCCTGACTACAGCCAGCTGAAGTATTTTGCGATAGCGCTTATGGTACCCATGTTCATACTAGCGGGAATCTTTCTCTTTGCGAGCGTCGATATTTTCAAAAGCTTGAGAAAGCGGGACTAACGCTAGGCTCAGCCTCAAGCCTTCCTTCTTTGTCATTCCAGGGCATCGCTCAGCGATGAACCCGGAACCCCCGAACACTTCCCTCGGAAGGTTTCGCACCGGCAGCCGCGGCCAGCCGGCGGAGGTCCGCGCGCATGGGTTCCGGGTCTCGTCCTGCGGGCGATCCCGGAATGAAACGATCGGAAGGTCACTGCGCGATCGTGTCGTATAGATCGCGCCAATCGGGGTTTTCGCCCTCGATCAATGCGATTTTCCAGTCACGGCGCCATTTCTTGATCTGTTTCTCGCGGGCGATCGCTACGGTGACGTCGCTGTGAAGTTCAAACCAAACTAAGCGGTCGACCCCGTATTTGGCGGTGAAGCCGGGCAGCAATTTGGTCTTATGTTCCCAAACGCGCCGAACGAGATCGTTCGTCACGCCGCAGTACAGGGTGCCATATCGCCGGCTGGCCAGGAGATAGACGTAGTAGATCGATCGCTCTCCTCTTTCTGTCATTCCGGGGCATCGCACAGCGATGAACCCGGAACCCATGAACACCGGCGTCTGAGAAGCCTAGCACCAACGCTTGCACCTCAATCGGCAGAACTCCGTGCGCATGGGTTCCCGCTTCCGCGGGAATGACGGAGATGAAGGTGAATCGGAAAACAGGGATCGGGAACCGAGGACGCGTGATCACCATGAAGCTTACAGCAACGCTTGCCCTCGCAATATTCCTGATCCCTGTCGCCTTTTGTGTGGCGCCCGCTCGTGCGCAATCGCCGGGTAATTTCTCGACGCTCTTGACCACCGGCACGTCGACCCTGGGCGGCGACGTGCTGATCTGCTCGGGCCGGCCATGGATCGACGTGCGCTGTAACGGCGCCGTCGGCGACGACAGCCACGACGACACCAGCGCGATCCAGACCACGATCGCCGCCGCCATCGCGCATGACTGGCCGGTGCACATCCCCGCCGGCACCTACAAAGTGACCAGCGCGCTCGCCATCGACTACGCCAGCGAGGCGACGAGCGGTTTCCGGTTGATCTCCGAGGGCGCCACCATCGACGGCCGCACGATCGCCGCGGGCCCGGTGCTCCAGGTCGAATGCTCGGGCGGCACCACCGGCAGCCCCACGGGCTGCTTCTATTTCCGCGAAGAGGGCACGCTCTTCGTCAACGCCAACACGCCGGCTTACGCGGCGGTGATCGGCAAGACCGATTTCTCCGACGCGCACAATTCGATGAAACTCGACGACCAGATCGTCAGCAATGCCAGCAGCGCGTCCGCCGCCGGCGCGCTGCAGCTCAATTACGTGCTCGACAGCGACATCTTCGCGGTCGCCGACAGTAGCGGCGGGGCGGCCGGGATCGCGCTCGAGCAGGTGCAGTTCTCACGCATCTCCGGTGCCGGCTCCGCCGCCGCCACCGGCGGCTCGGCGATGCTGCTGGAAAACGGCTTCAACTTCGCCAATACGATCTTCGCCTTCGATTTCGAGGTGGCGCCGACCTGTCTCTCGATCAGTTTCGCACATGACGGGCAGAACACCTTCGTCTCGCCCTATTTCTCGTGCACCACCGCGGTCAACGCGACGGCGAGCACGCACAACACCCTGATCAACCCGACCTATGCCGGCAATGTGGTCAATCGCGGTCCGCAATCGACCGGGGTTTCGGTGATCGGCGCGGGCAATTGGGCTCCGTGGCAATTCCCTGGCGCCGCCAGCTACACCGCGAGCGGGGTCGACGACCGCATTGTGCTGTCGTCATACAACGCACCCGGCGCCTCGCTCGCCGTGACCTTGCCGGCGCCGAGCGCGGTCAACCCCGGCTGGCGGATGGGGTTCGCCACCGACAATGGCAAGGGCCTCACCGTGACGACGCCCTCCGGTGCGATCCTCTCGGGCGGCAAGTCGCTGTCCTCGGTGACGCTCGGGCCGGGGAATTACGAATTCCTCGAACTCGAATCCGACGGCAGCAATTTCCGCGTCGTCGCCGGCACCCGCAACACGCTGGCGACCAACGGGCTGCAAAGCCGCGACTGGCCGGGAAATTGGCTGTACCCCTCGACCTCGGGTTACGCCGCGCAGCTCGGCGACAACGGCAATGTCGTGTCGAGCTACAGCACGACCGGCGGCCTCACCGTGACCCTGCCGCCGACCACCAACCTACCGTCGGGCTGGTCGATGGGTTTCGCCACCGACCAGGGCAAAGGTCTGACCGTCAACGTCAACGGCACCAGCGGCGGCCACATCCTCTACCCGCTCGCCAATGCCGCGCCGCAGACCTCGCTGACCCTCGCCGGGAACCAATACGAGTACCTGACCTTGCAATATGATGGCGCCGGCAATTTCCGGGTCGAGCAGCTGACCCCGGCGACCGCGCAACGCCTCGGCCTCGCCGGGATCGGTGGGGTCAGCCGGTGGAGTTTTCCTTCGGTCAGCGCCTATACCGCCGGGGTCAGCGACAATGGCGTGGCGATCTCGGCCTATAACAGCTCGCTCGGCTTCCTGACGGTGACCCTGCCGGCGTCGACCGCGATCAACCCGGGCTGGACCATCGCCGTCGCCAACGACAACGGCAAGATCGCCGCGGCGCAGACCGCCACCGGCGACACCGCCCGCATCCTTTATCCCAGCGGCGGTCCGGCGGTCACCTCGCTGCAGCTCGCCGCCGGCAATTACGAACTCGCAATACTTCAGTTCGACGGCTCGAACTTCCGGGTCATGCAGGTGACTCCGGCGAGCGCGGCCTCGATCGCGCTGACCGGCAGCGGTTGCGTCACCAAGTGGAATTTCCCTTCGGTCAGCAGCTACGCCGCCACCACCGCCGATTGCGGCACGGTGATCTCGGCCTACAACTCGCCGATTTCGAGCCTCACGGTGACCTTGCCGTCGGTCACGGCGCTGCCGGCCAATTGGTCGATGGGCTTCGCCACCGATAACGGCAAGTCGCTGACGATCCATGTCAACGGCACCAGCGGCGGCCAGATCCTGATGCCCGGCACCCTCGGCGCCGAGCCGTCGCTGACGCTTTACGGCCAGAACTACGAGTTCGTGAAGCTGGAATTCGACGGCTCGAACTTCCGCGTCGCCTCGGTGACCCCGGCGACCGCCTCGGCCACCGGCATGTTCCCGGCGACCGGGACGCCGTCATCGAGCGGCGTCGCGTGCCAGACCGGCCAGGTCGAGGCCGACAGCAACTACCTCTATTTCTGCACCGCCCCCAATACCTGGAAACGCTCAGCCTGGAGCGCGTTCTAGTCCGGCGCTGGTCAAGTCGAACTCAACTGTCGATGCCGGCCCCCTCCCAACCCTCCCCCGTGGCCACGGGGGAGGGAAGAGCGCGCAGCGCTCGGGTGGGGGCTGGCACAAACGGTTCAACCCGAACGGACGCTGATCTAATGCCCGAACCCGATGTCTCGCTCGGCGGCGCCAAGACCCGGCTAACCGCCACCTATAGCTGGGGCCAACAGGGCCTCGAAGCGCAGTTCCGCGATGTCTACCAGCCCGGCCAGGGCATCTTCTCGCCCGGCTACCCGCTGGCGCCGGCCGAGCCCGAGCAAGTTCGGGTGTGGGACTTCCCGGTCGGCGTCAACACCATCTACACGCCGCGCTCTTACGAGCCGATCTCGTTCGAGGAGTTGCGCCGTCTCGCTGACGGGCACGACATCACCCGGCTGGCGATCGAGACCCGCAAGGATCAACTCGAAAAGCTCGACTGGACGATCCGGCCCCGCGCCGACACGGCGTCACGGCCCGCCGCGGCCCAACGCGCCGTACGGATGGCTCAATTCTGGCGCCGGCCCGACGGCGAACGGCCCTTCGCCACCTGGCTGCGCGAATTGCTCGAAGACCTGCTGGTGCTCGACGCGCCGGCGCTGGAGCTGCGGCGCAACCGCGGCGGCGCCCTCATCGGCCTCGATGTCGTCGATGGCGCCACGATCAAGGTGCTGGTCGACGAGACCGGGCGCCGTCCGCGTCCGCCGGCCCCGGCCTTTGAGCAGGTGATCCACGGGCGGCCGTGGAAGCTGCTGACCGCCGACGAGCTGCTCTATCTGCCGCGCAACCCGCGCCCGCACAAGGCCTACGGCTTCGGCCCGGTCGAGCAGATCGTGATGACCGTCAACATCGCGCTGCGCCGCCAGGTGATGCAACTGCAGCATTTCACCGAGGGCAATGTCCCGCCCGGCCTGCTCAACGCGCCCGACGGCTGGAATGTCGAGCAGATCACCCAGTTCCAGGAATGGTTCGACAGCGTCCTCGCCGGCAACACCGGCTCGCGCTCGCGGCTCATCTGGGGGCCGGGCGGCGCCAAGTACCAGGCCTTCAAGGAGGCGCCCTACAAGGACGATTTCGACGAGTGGCTGGCGCGCATCGTCTGCTACGCGTTTTCGCTGCCGCCGACCGCCTTTACCCGCCAGCTCAACCGCGCCACCGCCCAGGCCTCGCAGGAGGCCGCGCTCGACGAGGGCGAGGCGCCGCTGATGGGCTGGGTCAAGCGGCTCATCGACCACGTGATTCAAGATGTCATCGGCGAACCCGACCTCGAATTCGCCTGGGCCGTCGAGCGCCCGGCCGACCCGGCCGAGCAGGCCAAGATCCTCGACACCTATGTCCGCGGCGGCATCTACGCGATCAACGAGGCTCGCAACCTCCTCGGCCTCGACCCCGTCCCCGGCGGCGAGCTGCCGCTGATCTTCGGGACCCACGGCGCAATGCCACTCGGCGCCGCCGGGGCTGTCGGGAAGCGATCGGCGGCTCCCGCGCCATTCGCCAGAGCCAATTTCAACCCGGACGAGCCGCGCGTTCCGCCCGGCAACCCCGGCGGCGGCCAGTGGACGGACGGAAGTGGCACGACGGTTCAACCGCGTCCCACGCTCGCGCAGGAACTTTTGCCGTTCGCCGCGCGGCCGCCTTTTGTGTTTGAAGAGCCGCCGAACGAGGTAACACGCCCATTCCAGGAGCCGATCCCGCGGGTGAGCGGGGCAGAAGGCGCCAAAAATGTTCCAAAATGGGCCCGCGGCAACCGCCCCTATGTCGGCGAGAATGGCCGTGATTTTGCCAAGCGTCTGATGGACGAAAAATATGGGCGCGGCAATTGGCGTCTTCCGGATCGCGAATATCGCCAGATACAGAAATGGGGCGATCGCGCGTTTCGTGATCCCCGATCTATCTTGCTGCCGGAAGACGATTGGATTTGATTAGGTTAGGATTGATCGATGAACCCCGTAACCTACGATCTGTGGCATCTGCGCTACGACGGCCGCGAGGATCACGACAAGCTGCTCGGAATCTTCTCGACCAAGGAGAAGGCGGAGGAAGCGCTCGACCTGTTGCGCGACAAACCGGGCTTTCGCGACCATCCGGAAGGCTTCGAAATCTGCGATGGTCCGATAGACGAAACGTCTTGGCTTGAGGGCTTTGCCTCACTTTGGGGCGATGAGGAACCGGACCCCAACTTCGTTCCCGGCTCCGGCAAACGCGTGTTTTTCCCGAGCGCCGAGCCGATGCCTGAGACCTATTGGGTGCTATGGCATCGCTATGTCAACGAATGGGGAATCGCACAAGAAATTCTGATCGGGACCTACACAAGCCGCGGAAATGCCGAGAAGGGGATCGAGCTGGTGTGCGACCAACCTGGGTTTCGCGAGCACCCCGACGGCTTCGTGATTACCGAAGGCACGATCGACCAAACCAGCATGGTTAACGGCTTTGTCACCGTTCGAGACGACGGCCGGACGCATGACGAGCCGATAACGGATGCGGCTTTGCGGCGCTGATTGGTCCGCGATAACTCGGACGGCGAGCGATGACTAACCGCGAGCGCACGCTACGGCAACTGGCTGTGGGTGACATCTTTCATGCCAGAAGCACCAATGGTGCGAGCTTGGTCTGCCTCGTCACGGCTATAGATGAAGGCACCATTCAGGCTCGACGAATTCATACCCAAGACAACCACAGCTTCGATAGAAATACAGGATTGGAGTGCGGAAAGGATCGTACAAAGATTGATTGCGCAACCCCGTTTCCGCCCGACATTCACAATTTTTTTTTGGGACTCGACCGTAAGTACCAAGCCCATATGGCGACTGAGCGCGCCGGTATCGAACTCACTCCTGACCAAACCAAAATGACGTCCGACGAAAAGCGCGCAAACCTATCTATCAATCCGCACGTGGCCGCGAACCCAATCTAACGATTGGCAAGCCCAGTGGCCGCGCGCTGCCGCCCGCGGTGAAAGTGTGGTCAAAGCGGTCCTGAAATGGTTGCGATGCAAATCATCGAACTCGATGCAAGCGGGTGGAAGACGGCCGACGACTTCTATTGCGCTCTGCTTCCCGAGCTTGGTGCGCCTGAATGGCATGGCCATAACGCCAATGCGCTAAACGACTCGGTGATTTGGGGTGGCATCAATGCCGTAAATCCGCCTCTCACGATCCTCGTCCGCGGCCTCGAAGACGCACCGCGGACGGTCGTCGATGAGGTCAAGGTGGCGAAACTGGGGCTTGATCTGGGACGAGAGGATTTTCGTGCTCAGCATGGCCGTGACATAGACGTGCAACTGCAGATCGTGCCGTAAGTACCCGTTCGCCGCCTGCCGACCTTTATTCCTAGACGGGCCAGCGAACGAGGCACCGGCCCGTTCAAGAGACCGGCCGCAAAGCAACCAAATCCTGTGAAGGAACCAAATCGCATGCGCTTTTACGCTCCGATCGCCAAGGTCGATGCCCAAGAGCGGATGGTCTGGGGCTATGCCTCAACCGACGCCGAGGACGACCAGGGCGAGATCATCACCCGCGACGCGCTCGCCGCGGCGCTCGCCGATTATCTGAAATTCGCCAACATCCGCGAGATGCACCAGATGTCGGCGGTCGGCATCGCCGAGGAGGCCTCGGTCGACGACAAGGGCCTCTATGTCGGCGCCCGCATCGTCGATCCGCGCGCCTGGGACAAGGTGACGACCGGCGTTTACAAGGGCTTCTCGGTCGGCGGCAGGGTCAAGTCACGCGACCCCGCTGACCGCAACGTCATCACCGGCCTCAGCCTCACCGAGATCAGCCTGGTCGATCGCCCGGCCAACCCCGAGGCGGTATTCGATTGCTGGAAGGCGGCAGGCGATCATGAAATGGCCGATGAGCAGATGGGCGGTGATATGGACTACGCCGATCCCGGCTATCAGGCTGACGGCAGGAAGCGCTACCCGCTCGACAGCGCGAGTCATATCCGCGCCACCTGGGCCTTCATCCATATGGCGAGCCACGCCGAGCCCTACACCGCCGGCGAGCTCGACCAGATCAGATCGCGTATCGTCGCCGCCTGGAAAGCGAAGATCGATCCCGCCGGCCCGCCGGGGATGAGCGCCAAGGCGTCAACCGCGGACACCGACCAGTCCGCGCTCGATCACATCCACGATTGCCTCAAGGAGCTGACCGCCGGCGCTTGCTGCAAGGCGGCGGAGCGCCGGCCATCCAAGACAATGCTCGGCCACCTCAAGGAAGCGCACGACGCGATCTGCCGCGCCGGCGCGCGCTGCGATAGTTTCGTGCCCGACGAAGATGACGCCGAGACCGACACCGATAAATCCGCCCGCGCCGGCGATCTGATGAAGGCGTTCGCCGGTGAGATCCTGCCGCGCCTCGACGCGCTGGCGAAACGGGTCGAGGAGATTGCCGCCGTGCCGCTGCCGCCGCTGACCGTGGCCCGCTCGGCGGGCACGAGCATCTCGAAGCGCGACGATGCCGGCTATGCCGCCGTCACGCCAAACGATGTCGCCGCCGCGCTCGCCCGGATGAGCGATGAGGAGCGCACTCTGGCCCTCATCAAGGCCGCGCACGCCAATCCAATCCGGCCGTTTTCAGGCCGATGATGTAGATGCTCGTCATTCCCGCGAAAGCGGGAATCCAGGGCAAGCGACGGAACGGTCGCCCTGGCCCCCCGCTTTCGCGGGGGTGACGAACGGAGAATCCCAACCCGCCACTCCGGCGGGTTTTTTTATTGCCCGAGTGGAGGAAATAACCTGATGAACCCGACACAAGACACATTGGATCTGGTCAAGGGCGCGCTGCGCTCGCCTTCGGACCAGATCGCCAAGACGATCACCACCGGCACCGGCCTGGTCGCGTTCGATTTGCAGGCGCCGGCGAAGAACCTCTACCCGTTCGTCACGCCGATCCGCAACGTCATCCCGCGTGTCGGCGGCGGCACCGGTACGGCGACCAATTGGCGCCAGGTGACGGCGCTCGTCGGCTCCGGCTTCGACTCGATGGGCTGGGTCCCGGAGGGCCAGCGCTCGGCGCAGATGTCGTACACGACCGCCACCAAGTCGGCGACCTTCGTCACCATCGGCGAGGAGGACGCGGCGACCTACGAGGCGATCAACGCCGGCCGAAATTTCGAGGACATCCAGTCGCGGATGACCTTCCGCCTGCTGCAAAAGATGATGCTGAAAGAGGAGATGGCGATCCTTGGCGGCAACGCCTCGCTCGCGCTTGGGACGCCGGGGACGCCGGTGTTGTCGGCCTCGGGAACCGGCGCGACCTTGCCAGCCGCGACGTACTTCGTGAAAATCGTCGCGCTTACCCTCGAGGGCTATCAGAACTCGAGCCTCGCGGGCGGTCTTGCCACCACCAAGAACATCACCGGCGCCGACGGCAAGAGCTACACGCTCGCCGGCGGCTCGTCGAATATCAGCGCCGAGGCGAGCCAGGCCGTCACCCTGGGCCAGACCCTCTTCGCCAGCGTCGCCCCGGTGCAGGGCGCCGTCGCCTATGCCTGGTACGTCAGTAGCTCGACCGGCACCGAAAAGCTCGAGGCGATCACCACGATCAACAGCGCCGCGTTCTCCGCGCCGCTCGCCGGCACCGGCCAGGCGCAATCGGCGATCACCGCCGACAACTCGGCCAACCCCAGCTATGCCTATGACGGCCTCTTGACGACGGCATTCAAGACTGGATCGAACGCCTATGTCGCGACCATGCCAACCGGCACTTCCGGCGCCGGCACGCCGCTGACCTCGTCTGGACGCGGCTCGGTCAACGAGATCGACACGATGTTCCAGACCATGTGGAACAATTTCCAGCTCTCGCCGACCGTGCTTTACGTCAATGTTCAGGAGCTGAAGAACATCACCGCCAAGGTGCTGTCGAATGCCTCCGCGCCGCTGCTGCGCTACAACGTCGGCGACGACGGCAACCCCTATGACCTCGCCGCGGCGGGCGCGGTGTCGTTCTACTTCAACCCGTTTGCGCTCAACGGCGGCCTGCGCATCCCCATTCGCATCCATCCCCGCGTCCCGCCCGGGACGATCGTTGGCTGGGCCGAGAACCTGCCGGTGCAATACCAGTCGAACGAGGTGCCCAACGTCGCCGAAATCAAGACCCGGCAGGATTACTACCAGATCGACTGGCCGGTGGTGACCCGGCAGCGCCAGGTCGGCGTCTATGCCGAGGAGGTGTTGGCGGTCTACGCCCCCTTCGCGATGGGCGTCATCACCAATATCGGCAATGGCTGAGGCGCGATCATGCCCTTCGGCGATCTTTGCGCTCTGGCCGACGTCACCGCGTGGCTGCAGACCGGGCAGAACCCGTTTCCCGCGGGCGACAACGCGCTCTTGACCCGGCTCATCACTGCGGCGAGCCGGTTTATCGAAAGCTGGCTCGACCGCCGCATCGCGCTGTGCGACTGGATCGAGATTCGTGACGGTAATGGCGGCCAGCGCCTCGCTTTTGCGAATGTCCCGGTCAGCGCGGTGTGGTCGCTGTCGATCGACGGCCTCTCGATCCCGCCGGCGCCCCCCGGCGGCGGGTTCGGCGCCGGCTATGTCTTCAGCCCGACCGAGCTGGCGCTGCGCGGCTATGTCTTCACCCGCCGCGCCCAGAATGTGTCGGTCACCTACACCGCCGGGTACCCGACCGTCCCGTCCGACATCGCCCAGGCCTGCATCGAGCTGGTCTGCCAGCGCTATCGCGAGCGCAGCCGCATCGGCGAGGTGTCGAAATCGCTGATCGGTGGCGAGACGGTCAGCTTCTCCCAAAAGGACATGAGCGACGACGTGAAGACGCTATTGTCGCAATACCGCGCGGTGTCGCCGGTCTCCGCCTTTGCCCGCATCGTGGCGCCGACCGCGACCGACCCAGCTGTTCTGGTAGCCGCGCTATGATCACCGCTTCCACCGACGGCCTCGACGCCGAGCTCGGTCGCCTTGCCGCGCTGCCGCAAACCCTGGCGGCGCGCCTCACGCAGGAGGTTGCCCGGCTCGGAGATGTCTTGCGCGACCGGGTCGAGCGTAACCTCACGGGCGGTGTGTTGCAGCGACGCAGCGGGCGGCTTGCCGGCAGCATCGGGGTTGCTGTCGAGCGCTCTGGTCTCTCGGCGACCGCGACGGTGTCGAGCGACGCGCCTTACGCGGCGATCCACGAATATGGCGGCGTCATTCCGGCCCGCACCATCCTGCCGCGAAGCGCGCGGGCATTGGCGTTTCCGTGGCGCGGCAAGCAGCGCTTCCTCAAGCGGGTTCAGCTTCCGGCGGTCACCATGCCGGAGCGCTCGTTCATGCGCTCGGCGCTCGATGAGACCGCGCCGGAAATCACTGCCGCGATCGAAGCCGCGGCGAGCGAGGCGCTAAATTCATGATCAATCGCGAACCGATCTACGCCGCGCTGTTCGGGCTGATCGAGGCTGCCGCCGATTTCGCTGTCGTGAACCGCCGCCTGCGCCACTGGAGCGACGTGTCTCCGGCCGAGCAGCCGGCGCTGTTCATGGCGCAGAAGACCGAGACCGCGACCGTCAAGACGCTCGGCGCTCCGACCGTGTGGACGCTCTCGGTCGATCTTTATGTCTACGCCCATTCGAGCGATCCGTATCTCGCCCCGGCGACCGTGCTCAATCCGCTGCTGGACGCGGTCGAGGCGGCGCTCGCGCCGCTGGCGGCGACCGGCATCCAAGACCTCGGCCTGCCGGCGCAGGTCCAGCACGCCTATATCAGCGGCAAGATCGAGACCGACGAGGGCGTGCTCGGCGATCAGGCGGTCGCGATCGTGCCGGTCGAGGTTCTGTGCGTTTAACCGAGAGCGGCATTCACCCTTTTCCTTCCTGTCATTCCCGCGAAAGCGGGAACCCATGAACACGAACCTTAGCCGGTCGACTGCGGCCATCGGTACCGCACCTCATAGCGTGGAGTTCATGGGTTCCGGGTTCATCGCTTCGCGCTGCCCCGGAATGACAGCGATTTTCAACGGAGCAATCAATGAACGACACCGCCTCTGAGAAGGCGGCGATGCCGGCGCTTGCGCCGGACGCGCCGCCGTCCACCCACGACGCGCTCGTCGAGCGCTGGTGGGAAGACCATTTCCCCGGCTCGCCGGTGGCCGCGGTCACCGCCGCCTGGAACCACGCTTTCGCCGCCAAGGAAGAGCTGAAGCGGCGCCTCAAGGATCTCATCAAGGAGGACAACTGACATGCAGCTCGCTTTCGGTGCCGGGGCGCTGTGGGGCAACCGCACCGATGTCACCGGTGCGGGGATCGGCCCCGACCAGTTCGGCATCCTGCAGGACGTGCGGATCGACTGGGACTGGCAGACCAAGGAGCTGTGGGGCCAGTTCCAGTTTCCAGTCGATATCGCTCGCGGCCAGGGCAAGATCACCGGCAAGGCCAAATTCGCCCGTATTTTCGGCGCGATCTACGGCGACCTCTTTTTCGGCCAGACGCCGGCGAGCGGCCAGCTGACCGTTGCGGAGAACGAAGCCGCAAGCGTCCCGGCGACGACGCCGTATACGGTGACGGTCGCCAACGCCGCGAACTTCTCCGACGATCTCGGCGTCTTCTACGCCAGCGGCGCCAATGCCGGCCAACGCTTCACCCGGGTGACGACTCCGGCCTCGGCCGGCCAGTATTCGGTCAACCCGGCGACCGGCGTCTATACCTTCGCCGCCGCCGACGCGAGCGCCGCGCTCCTCGTCTCGTACCTCTACGCGCCGACGACCGGCGGTAAGAAGCTCGTCGTCACCAACCAGCTGATGGGCTTTACCCCGACCTTCAAGGCGACCTTCTACACCCAAAAATCGACGCTCGGCGTGCCGGCCGGGTTGGCGTTGGTGTTGAACGCTTGCACCGCGACCAAGCTGTCGCTGCCGACCAAGACCGACGATTACGAGATCCAGGAATTCGACTTCTCCGCCTTCGCCGACCCGACCGGGACGATCGGCACGCTGAGTACCCTCGAATGACCGCCGCAGCCACCATCCAGCTTGGCGGCCGCGAGTTCCGCGTCGAGCCGCTCAAGCTCGGCCAGTTGTGCGGCCTGCTCGACGCGCTCGACGATCTGTCGGGCAAGACCGGCGGCGCTGTCGTCGATGCGGCCGCGCGGGTGATCCAGGCGGGTCTCGCGCGTACCGCGCCGGAAATCACGGTCGATGCCGTGCTCGAGCTCGAGGCGACGATGGACGAGGTGACGGCCGCCGTCGCCACCATCCTCCAGACCGCGGGGCTTTCACGCCCAGAGGCATCAAAATCGGGGGAAGCGGCGCCGGTGGCGAGGCGGGGACGGGCGGCGAAAGCTGCCGCGAACGGCTAGCGGCGATCTACGCCGCGCTCGCCACCGGCTGCTCCTATCCGTTCGCCGTCATCGACACTATGACCCTCGCCGAGACCGAGCAGATCTTCGCCTACTGGGCCGCGCATCCGCCGGTCTACCTGATGGCTCAGGCGATCGCCCGGATGCTCGGCTGGAAACCGGCCGAACCGGCCGCGACTTCGCTCGATGCGCTCGCGGCGATGGCGCCGCCGGGGGTAGCCATCGCCGCCGCCGGCTCGCTCGGCATGCCGGCCCCGCTGCTCGATGTCGAGGCGTTGCGCGCCCGCAATCGCGCGCGTTTGTCGAACCGGCTCCCGAGCGGCTAACCTCGGCGCGAATAGCGGAGGTGTCAATGCGCGGGTCGGGTGCCGCGATCGTCCTCGGTCTGATGCTCTACGCCGAGCCGGCGGTCGCGCAATCCTTGCCTCCCGGAGTCTCGCCCGAGGAGGCGCACGCGGGCTGCATCCATAAGGATTTGCGCCCGTGCATGATCACGTTGGGCGCGGCGCTCTATTTTGACATGAACTTGGCCGCCAAACAGATCGCCCTGCGCAACGAGCTCGATGTCAACGGCAAGACGGCGCATCGCACGATCGTGATCGATGCCTCCGCGCCGGGGCATCATGAGCCTATCGGTATTATCCTGACGCTGGCGTCGCCGGTGCCGAACGATACCGTCGTGAAGGCGGAAATTTGGTTGCCGGTCGACCCGGATACGGCGCACACGCAATCCGATTACGACAAGACGTATCTTTACGACGTGGTAGCGCCGCTGCTGGGGCAGAACTGCCCCGGCCTCGACCGGCTGGGGCTCTACCGGTTCTACGAAAACAGTCTGAAGCCGCGAGAAATCGTCAAGACCGAGCTGTTCAAGCGCGGCATCTTCACCCACACGGTCAAGACCGTCGATACCGAGAAGGTGGCGTTCTGCGGCGTGATGTTCAGCGTGCACAAGCGCGGCGAGTGGGATGGGCCGCCCGAAAACCCCGCGTCGCGCTCGTTGAAGTTCGACAACTATATCCAGCTGGAATAAGCCGGCCGCGACAGCGCGCCAAGACGATCCAATCACGGTTTTAACCCCGCCTTCTCGGCGGGGGTTTTTCATGCCGGCGCGGGCCGGTGGAAGAGGTGAGACGTGGCCGACACGGTCCAGATCAATTTCAGCGTCGATGCGTCTGGCGCGATGGATGGGATCACTCTGCTCAGGAGCGGCGTCGCTGGGGTCGGGACGGCCCTCGCGGCGATGGGCACGGCGTCGGTCGATGCCGCGCGGCTGCAGCAGCAAGCGCTGGGGCAGACGACACGCGACGCGCTCGATGCTGCCCGGGTGATGCGGCAGATCGACAGCGATTATCTCGCCGCCTTCAAGAACAGCATGCAGGTCATGGTGGACCAGAAGCAGCTGACGCTGCGGCAGGCGCTCGGCTTCGACATCGAGTACACCGCCCAGCTGCATGACCAGGAGGCCCAGCGCCTCGCCGCGGTCTTCGACAGCGACCAGGCCACGGGAGAGGAACGCCGGCGCGCCTTGACCCAACTGACCGAGCTCGACGCGCGCTACGCGGCGCAATCGAGCGCCGATTTTCGCCGGGCGGCGGACGAGGCGCGGGCCCAGGCGGAGCGAGTGGCGCGCTCTTACGAGGAAGCGTTTGACCGGGTCGGGAGCTCGGTCCAGCGCACCTTCAACGAAATCCTCACGCGCCAAACCACCTGGGCCAAGGGCGTGACCCGCATGATCCAAGAGGTCGAAACCTTCTTTCTCGACGAGGTCGAGAAGATGGCGGCCAAATGGGCCGCGTCGGGCCTCGCCAGTCTCGCCGGCGGCGCGGTGGCGGGCGCGGTCGGCGCCGCCCAGGGGGCCGGCGCCAGCGGACTGGGCGCGGGGCTCACCGCGCTGGTCGGCATCGGTCAGCCGGGCGGGTTGTTCGGCACCGGCCTGATGTCGGGGACCGGGGCCGCCCAGATCACCGCGGTCACCGCCAATACGACCGCGCTCGCCGCCTCGACCACCGCGATGGCGACCTTGACCGCGGCGCTGACCGCTGCCACCGCCGCCGAGGCCACCACGGCCGGTGCATCGCTGGCCGGGGGTGGGGCGGCCGCCGCCGGGGCCGTGGCGGGTGGCGGGGGTTTGCTCGCTTGGCTCGGCGGCCTGCTTGGATTTGCCGAGGGAGGCATCGTGCCGTCCGCCGCGGGCGGCTGGGCGGTGCCCAATCTCGCCGGCGCGACCCCGGCGCTGCTGCATGCGCGCGAGATGGTGTTGCCGGCCGACATCTCCCAAGGGCTGCAAGGGATGATCGCCGGTGGCGGAGGCGGCGGCGCGCATTTCCACGCCCATTTCCACGGCCCCGCCGATGCGCCGGCGATCAGCCGCTGGTTCCGCGACAACCTCAAAAGCAATGCCGGCGCGGTGCGCGACCTGTTCCGCCAGAACGCGCTGACCCCGCGTTCTCTGTAATCGGACACTAATGACTATCTTTCCCGCGCTGCCGGGCCTCGGCTGGAGCGTGAGCAAAACGCCGCGCTTTGCCACCCGCGTTCAGCGCGCGGTGTCGGGCCGCGAATTGCGCGTGCTCGACCAGCCCAACCCGTTATGGACCTGGACGCTGACCTACGCGCTGTTGCGCGACAAGAACGACATGCGCGCGCCGAGCGGCCCCGGCAATGGCTACGACGAGTTGCGCAGCTTGATGGGCTTCTTCCTGCAGCAGCAGGGCGCCTTTACGCCATTTCTCTACGACGACCCGACCGACGACCAGGCGACGGCCCAGGCGATCGGCACCGGCAATGGCAGCGCCACGGTCTTTCAGCTCGTTCGCACCATGGGCGCGAGCCTGCCGGGCGGCGGTTTCGCCGAGCCGATCACCGCGCCCAACACGCTGAGCGCCATCTATTTCAACGGGGTGCGCCAGAGTTCGGCGATTTACAGCCTCGATTCGTCAACCGGCTTGGTGACCTTCACCAGCCCACCGCCGGCGAGCCAGTTGGTCACCGCCGACTTCACCTATTACTTCCGCGTCCGCTTCGCCGACGACAGCGCCGATTTCGAGAACTTCCTCTACCAGCTCTGGGCGCTGAAGCAGGTCAAGCTCCAATCCGTTTTCGTCTGAGGCATCAGCCATGAGACCGGCCAGCGCGGCGCTGCAGGCCTACCTCGCCGCGAACGACACATTTGTCGTTTTCGACCTCTATACCTTCGCGCTGCCGTCGGGGCAGGTGCTGCGCTATTCGGGTTGGACCACGCCGCTGACCATCCCCGGCACCTGCTTTCCCAGCGGCAGCCTCAACTACAACGCCACCGGCTACACCAGTTTCGCGCTGGGGCCGCGCTTCGACCGCTCCTCGGTCACCACCAAGATCGGCATCGAGCCGACCGAGCTCGATGTCTCGATCCTCGCCGGCGCCGGCGATCTCGTCGGCACGCTGAGCTTCGCCGACGCGGTTCGGGTCGGTCAGTTCGATGGCGCGACGGTCGAGTTGGATCGCTTCTTCGCCCCGCCGCAGCCGGACGGTTCGGGCGCGCCGTCGCTAAGCCTCGGGGCGATCGTCTGGTTCTATGGCCGCGTTGCCGACAGCGATGTCGGCCGCAGCCGGATCGAGATCAAGGTGAAATCGCTGCTCAACCTGCTGGCTCAACAGCAAATGCCGCGGCGGCTCTATCAGGCCGCCTGCACCCATGTCTTTGGCGACGCGATGTGCACCTTCAACCGCGCCAGCATGGCGGTGACGGCGACCGCGCTGACCGGCTCGACCCAGGCGATCGTCGCCACCAGCCTCACGCCAAGCCCGGCGACGCTTTTCGACCAGGGCACGATTATCGGGCTCACCGGCGCCAATGCCGGCCAGACCCGTACGATCGCGCAAATCGCCGGCGGCAATGTCTATCTGCTCAAGGCGTGGCTCTACCCGGTGACTGCGGGCGACACGTTCGAGCTTTTGCCCGGTTGCGACCACACCACCGCGACCTGCCAGAACAGCTTCAACAATCTCAGCCACTTTGGCGGCTTCCCCTACATCCCGCCGCCCGAGCTGGCGGTATGACAGTGGGGTAGTGCCTCAGTTTGAAATCCATCGTTGAGTTAGATCGTAATTGCATACGGAGCATTTCCGGTAAGGAAAGCCTACTGACAATGTTGTCCGATTTTGAGAAAGAAGCTTTCTACAATTAGGGCATCGAACGAAAAACATTGCATATAAAAATAAACAGAAAGCTATCAGAAAAATAATGATCCCATAAGTTTTAAGCTGTGGCGTCGAAGAGACAAAGAAAAGACCCAACATCAAAATTAACGATGAGGCTAATATACCGTAATATTTGAATAATGGACTCATCCCGTTGGTTTCTTCCCGGCTAAGCGTACGGTGGAAACATAGGCGCCGATAGCCGTCCTACAAAGGGGCGGCGGATTTCAAACTGAGGCATTAACGACAATGGACACGCGCGCGGCGGTCGTCGCCGAAGCCGAAACCTGGCTCGGCACGCCGTTCCATCACCAGGGCCGGGTCAAAGGGGCGGGGGTCGATTGCGCGATGCTGCTCGCCGAGATCTATCATCGCTGCGGCCTCGTCCCCTATGTCGACCCCGGCTACTACCCGCCCGATTGGCATTTGCATCGCGACGCCGAGCGTTATCTCGAAAAGCTGATGCCCTACGCGCATGAGCTTGCGGGGCCGCCAGCGCCGGGCGATGTCGCGGTGTTCCGTTATGGCCGGACCTATTCGCACGGGGCGATCGTCATCGCCTGGCCGCGGTTGATCCACGCCTATTGGCGGCGCGGCGTGGTCTGGGGCGATGCGAGCCTTTACCCGCTCGCCGGCCGCGCGGTGCGGTTTTTCGGGGTCATCGATGACTGACACGGCACCGACCGGCAAGGGCGGCGGACCGACCCCGTTCGTCAACGCCTTCAGCAATCCGACCCTCGGCTCGCTGCGCTACAACACCAGCCAGGCCGGCAGCCCGATCTTCATCTGCTTTGGCACGCATCGGATCGCGGTCAATCTGCTCGAGTTCTGGAATTTCGTCAGCCGCACCGGCAATGGCGGCCATGCCGGCGGCAAGGGCCTTGGTGGTAGCAGCGGCGGGAAGAAAGGTGCGAACCAGCAAAATTCGGTCGATGTCGCCTTCGGCGTCTGCCAGGGTCCGGTGTCGTTCACCGGCTCGTCTCTCGGCATCGGCGGTCACAACCGCATCTGGGCCAATGGCGGGATCTCCGCCGGCCTCGCCGCGGTCGGGCTCAACGGCTATTCCGGCGCCGACGGACAGGCGCCCGACCCGGTCTTCGCCAGCTCCGACGTCAACCAGCCGGTGATCGGTTATTCCGGCACCTGCTACGTCACCGGCACGCCGCTCAATCTCGGCTCGTCCTCGGCGTTGCCCGACATCTCGTTCGAGATTACCGGCTTCGCCGCCGGCACCGCGGGACCGAGCTTTCCCAACGATGCCCGTCCCGACCTGATCGTCGCCGCGCTCTTGACCGATCCGCGCTACGGCGCCGGGTTTCCCGCCGCCAATCTCGACACAGCGGGCGCGCTCGCCGATTGGGGCAATTACTGCCAGGCGGCGCAGTTGGCGATATCGCTGCTGCTCGACAAGCAGCAGCCGGCCGCGCGCTGGCTCGAGGAGCTGGCGCAACTAACTGCTTCGGCGGTGGTGTGGTCGGGCGCCGTGCTCAAATTCATCCCCTATGGCGACCAGGCCCTGTCGGCTAACGGCGCGAGCTGGGCGCCCAACCTCATTTGGCAGTACAGCCTCGGCGACGGCGATTTCCTGCCGTGGTCGCAAGGCGGGGCAGGGGGCAGCGATCCGGTGCTGCTGACCCGCGCCGACCCGGCGCAGGCGACCAACTGGCTCTCGGTCGAGTACATGGATGCCGGCAACAGCTACAACCCACAGGTCATCGCGGTCTTCGACCAGGGCGCGATCGACCTCTATGGGTTGCGCAGCGAGGCCTCGATCCAGGCGCACGGCTTCACCAACGCCACCAGCGCCTCGGTCGCTGCGCAGCTGCTGCTGCAGCGCCGGCAATACGTGCGCAACACCTATAAGTTCAAACTTGGAATCCGCTACGCGCTGTTGGAGCCGATGGACATCGTCCTGATCAGCGACGCGACGCTCGGCCTCGCCAACGCCGCGGTGCGGATCCTCCAGGTCGAGGAAGACGGCAACGGCGAGCTGACCATCACCGCCGAGGAAATCCCTGGGGTGACGCCGTGACCGGCACGATAATCCCGATCGGTGTCGGTACCGCGGTGGCGCACGCGAAGCAAGCGACGGCTGGCGCGGCGCTTAACCCGTTTGTCGATCCCGGCAACACCAACGCGCCGATCATCTTCGAGCCGACCGCGGGGTTGACCGGCGGCTCGGTCGAGGTGTGGATCATCGCCAGCGGCGGCGCCGATTGGGGCGGCTGCCAGGTCTGGGTCTCGACCGACGGCAACACCTACGCGCTGGCCGGAACCATCTACCAGGGCGGTCGTCAGGGCGTGCTGACCGCGAGCCTTCCGGCGGCCACCGACCCCGACACGACCCATACGCTGGCGGTCGACTTGACTGAGTCCGCCGGGCAATTGCTCTCCGGCACGACCGCCGACGCCGATGCCTATGTCACGCTGTGCTTTTGCGACGGGGAGCTTTTGTCCTTCGCGACGGCGACGCTCGCCGCCGCCAACAAATACAGCCTCACCTATCTGCGGCGCGGCGCTTACGGCACCGCGATCGGGAGCCATGCCAGCGGCGCCGCGTTCGCGCGTTTCGGGCCCAACGACCCGTCGCTGTTCCGCTATGCCTACCCGGCGAGCTTTATCGGCCACTCGATCTTCGTGAAGCTGCCCGCGTTCAACATCTTTGGTCAGGCGCTGCAAGGTCTCGCCGGTGTTTCGCCCTACAGCTACACGCTGCTCGGCACCGGCGGGATGACGGTCAACGTCATCGCCGCGCTCGCCGCCGGCATCGCCCAGGATTGGGGCATCGTCGGCACCAGCATCGCCGCGCAGGCCGATCTCGCGTCGATTACCGCCGTCAGCGGATACGACATCAACCTCGGCAGCTCTCTCTGATCGAGGCGCTCAATAAATCCCTCTCCGCCCCCGAGGGTGGAGAGGGACAAGCGCTAAAACGCTCTCACGGAGATTTCTTTGTCCCACACTCAGGTGCAATGGGCGCGTGGCACCACCGCCCAGGTGGCTTCCTATACCGGGCCGCAAGGCGAATTGGTGCTCAACACCGACGATTGGAGCCTCCAGGCCCAGGACGGCGTCGCCGTCGGCGGCTGGGTGATCCGGCCGCGGCAGAATGTCCGGGTCGTCACCGGTACCGGCGCGCAGGCGGTGAATCTCACCGACGACCTCATTGCTTGGGCGCCGACCACCCCGGCCGCGACCACCTTCACCCTGCCGTCAAGCCCGCGTACCGGCGAGGCCCACGCCTTCAAGTACCTCGCCACCACCGGCAGCTTCACGCTGACCATCGCCGCGCCCAGCGGCCAGACCATCGACGGCCAGGCCTCGGTCGGGCTCGGCATCCTCTACGCGGCGCTGCGCGTCATCTATATCGGGAGCAATCAGTGGATCGCCGCATGATCGCGCCGCGCCTTGTCGGCGCCGCCGCCCTCTTCGTTGTCGCCCTATTCGCCGGAAGCCCAGCCGCCTTGGCGCAAGCCTATGTGCCGGGCGTGACCTGCCCGGCCGGCCAGGCGGTGACCGGCGATACCCCGCAGACCGGCATCGTCTGCGCGTCGCTGGGGACGGTGTTCGACAACCGGCTGATCAACCCGACGATGGAGATCGACCAGGCGAACGAAGGCTCGGCGGTCGCGTCTTCGGCCGGGTCGCTCAGTGCCTACGTTGTCGATGGCGTCAAGGTTCTCTTGAACTCGACCGCGACGACCAAGGCGGTCGTCTCCTGCCAGCGTGTCACCGACGCGCCGGCCGGCTACGCCTATAGCCTCAAATGCACGACCACGACCGCGGCGTCGGCGGTCAACGCGGGCGACTATCTCGTCATCGCCATCCCGATCGAGGCCGGCAATATCCAGGACGCGCTCTTGAGCACGGCAAGCGCGGCGACACTCTGCCGCCAGTGGCAGGTTAAGTCGTCGATCGCCTCCTACACCTATGGCTGGGGCCTGCAGAACTTCGCGCAGACGCGCAGCTTCCCGAACGCCGAGACGGTCGCGTCGTCTGGCGCATGGACGCCGGAGAGTTCGTGCTTCACCGGCGACACCGGGGGCACATGGGTGACCAGCGGCAATGCCGGCGGCGCCTATCTCTACATCACGATCGCCGCGGGCTCGACCTATCAGGGCACCGGCGCGACCTGGGCGGGCAGCAATTTCTACGGCACCTCGGCGCTCACCAATTCGATCCTGACCACGGTCAACGCCACCTTCCAGATCACCAATGTAAAACTCGAGATCGCCGCGGCGGCGTCGCCTTTTCGGCGCCGGCCGGTCCAGCAAGAGCTGGCGCTGTGCCAGCGCTACTACGAAAAGAGCTACGATCCCGGCATCGTCCCGGGGACGGCGTTGGCCCGCACCGGCCAGGAATTCTTCGGCTATTGGGGCACCAGCGCCGCCGCTTATTCTTTCGGCGTTCGCTTCAAGGTGCCCAAGCGCGCCGCTTCGACCGTGACCCTCTACAGCCCGACGACAGGCGCGTCGGGCAATGTCGATAATGGTGCGAGCGCGGACGTCGCCGCGATTGCCGCGCAGATCGGCTTCAACGGCTTTCAGGCCGCCGCCACCAGCTCGTTCACGCCATCGGCGATCGGCAATGGGCTGCGCATCCATTGGACCGCCGACGCGCGGCTCTAATCCAGGACAAATCCATGAGAACCGATTTGCTGGCGATGCTGCATCCGCATTTCACTCCCGACATTACGCTGGGTCATCTGTTGCAGGCCGGGGTCGTCATCGTCGCCGGTGGCGGCGGCATTCTCGGCGGCTATCTCAGTCTGCGCGGCGATGTCGACACCCAGCGGGCCGAGTATCGCGTCGCGCTCGCCGGGCACGAGGCGCGGCTCGCCGTGGTCGAGCGCGAGCTCGACGAGCGCGCCCGCGAGGACCGCGAGTTTCAGGCCGAGATGCGCGCCGCTCTCGAACGGGTCATGGACACGTTGGCCGGGATCCGCGCCGAGCTGGTGCAGAAGCAGAACCGGCGCTAGCGCCGTCTCAACAGGAGATCGAATGATGGACTTCACGGGCGCGGCGACGCCGCTCGGGCCGGACGATATTGCCGCCGCGGCGGCCGGGATGCAGTGCGAGCCGGCCGCGATCCAGGCGGTCTGCGATATCGAGAGCGCCGGCGGCGGGTTTCTCCCCGACAAACGCCCGAAAATCCTCTTCGAGGCGCAAGTCTTCGGCCGGCTGACGCAGCATCGCTGGGACGCCGCCCACCCCAACATCTCCTCGGCGAGTTGGGACCGAATGCTCTATGGCGCCGCTGGGGCGCACCAATACGACCGGCTCGCCGAGGCGATCGCGCTCGATCAGGCCGCGGCGTTGCAAAGCGCCAGCTGGGGGATGTTCCAGATCCTCGGGCTCAACTACGCCGCCTGCGATTTTCCCGATGTCGATCACTATGTCGCGGTGATGTGCGCGAGCGAAGGCGGTCAGCTGGCCGCGTTCGTCGCGTTCTGTCGGTACAATCGCCTCGACCGTTATCTGCGCGCCCATGACTGGACCGGGTTCGCGCTCGCCTATAACGGGCCGGGCGAGGCCGAGAACGGCTACGACGCGAAGCTCGCCGCCGCCTACCAGCGTCGCGCCGTCGCAAACCCATGAGCCCGGCCACAAAACCGTGCGAGCGCTGCGGCGGCGTAGGTCGCATCCCGCGTACTCGTCGCCGGCGCGACGACGGTAGCCCCGATCCGTCGGACATTCTCGGCCAGCACATGGAAATCTGCGACCGCTGCGGCGGCTCCGGCGAGGTCTTGGCCGATCCGCCACCATCCCTCCATCGCCGGCCGGGTTACGTCGCCGACCTCGCCTGAACCCTCCCAAATTCCGATCGACCCCGGGCCGCCTCGCGCGGCCCTTTGCATGAAAGGACAACAGCATGTCGATGCTTTCCTACCTCCTCGCCCGCCTGAGCGAACCGTCGAGCTATGCCGGGATGGGTGCCCTGTTGGCGCTCGCCGGCATCCATCTCTCCGACACCGATATCGGCCCGCTGACACAATTTATCGGCGCCGGTTGCGCGCTCGCCGCGTTCCTGCTCAAGGAGCGCGGGATGATCCAGGTCCTGGCGCTGATGGTGCTGGCGGCGAGCACGCTCGGCGCCTGTACCGGCCCCAACGCGCCGAGCCCGGCGACGATCCAGACCGACGCGCAAATCGTTCTCACCGTGACGCAGCAGGCGATGTGCGAGGCGCAGGCCGCCGCCAACCCGGCGAGCGCCGTGGCCGCCGGCGCCGGCGACCCCTCGGCGGCGAGCGAGGCGTCGCGGGCTTCGGCCGCGGCCGGCGCGGGCTGCCTTTGGGTCAACCCGGTCGCACCGACACTGCCTTCGGCGCCGTGAGTTGCTACCCGAAGCCGCACCGCGTCGAAGCCGCTTGATCCGCGCCGCCCCGCTCGGCATCGTGCGGCCGGGGCCAAACGGGGACAGAGTCTCGATGCGATTCAAGGTGGTAATGGCGCTCGCCGTCGCGGCGCTGCTGTCGGGTTGCGGCGGCGGTGGCTGGTTCGGGCCAAAGGAAAAGCCGGCCCCGTCGCTCGACAACGGCGAATTGGTCACCAAGCCGATCGGTCCCGGTCTGGTCGCCCGCTGCCCGGTGCCGGCCGATTACGATGCCGCGACCCTGAAGAAGATCGGCGATGCCGTCCAGGCGCTGCCGCCCGACAGCATCCTGCGCACGGCGATGAGCGACTACGAGACCGAGCGCGACAATCTCAGGATGTGCCAGTAGCGCTCGGCGCCTTCGGCAAAATCCAGTTCGCTCAGCGGGTCTGAGCAGTTGAAGTAACCCCCCGGCGCGGTTGGTTTCGCGCCCCCTAGAAATCGGTCGATTCCATGTATGACAACATGCGGCGGCTGCACCCGCGCGGTGCGGCCAGTCGAGGGCTTTGCATTGACGCGAATGGCGCGATTCTCGGTCCAGATTGTGTGCTCGTCAGTCGCAGTTCGGGCAGCTTTCGTGCGGTTGAACGCGATGCGGCCGCGAGCATACAGAAGTGCCTCGTCGCCGCGCACGACGATCGTGATTGGCTGTTCGATCGCTGCCAGCATATCGCCGATTTGCTCGACAAAGGCGAACTCGCGCTGGCGCAAATATACGGCCTGCACATCCCCATCGGCGACCTCGATGACCGACAGGTGCGGCGGGTTGCTCGTGTCCATTTCGCCAAAGCCGGCTTCAACCCGGACGAACCTCGCATCCCGAAAGGCGACCACGGCGGCGGCGAATGGACCGGCGGCGGAGGAAGCAATGCGAACACTGACCCCGGCAATCTACTCACAGATGTCGCTTATCAAGGATTTTATCATGATCAAGTGGTTGCGCAGGTCGCGGCGTACATGCGCGCTAAGGGGCTCAAAGTGGTTACCGAAGTTGACCTTATCGCGAGAAACGGTGCCAGGGCTCGTGCCGATATCATTGCCGTCAAAACTGTGGGCGGGCGGTTGCTCCTTATTGAGGTAAAAACGGGAAACGCGCCGAGGTACACCCCTAGACAAGGCGACGTTTATCCCATGGCGCAGATCGGCGATCACGTGTTTACGCCAAGCCCCAAGATCGTGACCCTTGGATTTTTACCAGGTCAATGGCTGCCGCCGATGGATTTTGTCACAATATACAAATCAGGCGAGAAATCAGACCTTGAATGGTTGTTTCACTGAAGATGGTTTCTCCGTGAAATAGCTCACATAGGTGGAAATATGGCCGATAGCGAAGAGGCGTTACTCACCGCTGCCGCGACGGCGGTTTTGGGCCCATTGCTGAACAATGAGGAGATTGCGCGGACATTTGCCACGCTGATCCTGCAGCGCCTCTATGGGAGCGACGAGCTTGCCAAACAACAACCGCTGCGCGTCACGAATCAAGGAGAATCTTGGCTCGTGATGGGCTCGTACCAGGAACCGGGCATGCTTCCGGACACGGGTGCATGGTTCATTTGTGTTCGCAAATCTGATTGCCGGGTTGAGAAGTTCGGCCATTACGCACCGCTCGACGTTTCCGACGAAGTCAAATCGTTCATTGCCAACGCGAAACGTTGA